TTTGGTTTGGCACAGCGTAAGCCTGAAGGTCATCCTATCGCAATGGATAGCATGAAACAGGGCTTCACCACTCGCGGGACCAACATCACGTACGCTCTCGGATTCATCATTACCCGTGAACTGTACGAAGACGACCAGTACGACAAGATTTCTGCACAGCGTAGCCGCGCCCTCGCTTTTTCTATGAGACAGACAAAAGAAATCGTCGCCGCTAACATCATCAACCGCGCTTTCACCTCAACTTACGCCTTTGGAGACGGGAAAGAGCTTTGCGCTACGGATCATCCGAACGTGGCAGGCGGTACGTTCTCGAACGAACTCGCTGTAGCTTCCGACCTAAACCAGGCCGCTCTTGAGCAGATGGCAATCGACATTATGAACATGACCGATGACCGAGGGCTTAAAATTGCGGTAATGCCGGACAAGCTTCTGGTTTCCCCTCAGAACACGTTTGAAGCGGAGCGTATCCTGAAGTCTTCACTGGAATACGACACCGCCAATAACGCTGTCAACGCTCTTAAGTCTAAAAACATCTTCCCCGGCGGCACCGTGGTCAACCACTACCTGACCGATGCAGATGCTTTCTTTATCCTGACCGATCAGGAAGGTCTGGTTTATCAGGAGCGACGGGCTGACGAGTTCGAACCTACAGTAGAAAATGACTGGGACACTGAGAACGCCCGCTATAAAGCGTCGAGCCGTTATACCTTCTTGGCTTACGACCCTCGCGCAATTTTTGGGTCACCCGGCGCATGACAACTTGTTAATTGTTGTTGATTATTAACACGGATAATGCTAGTTTCAACGCACCTTCCAAATAGACCAACCGGCTAATAGTAGCCACTTCCCACATACAACCCTTGCGCCCCTTCCGGGGGGCGCTATTACTAGCGCAAGGAGCATATAATGAAACCTTCCAGATACCCTAAAGGCATATCTACTGCCGTACGTAACTCCGCTTTGTTCGATTTTTCCGCCCCAGATCCTACCAAGAACCATGTTTATTTCAATGATTTTGACACTTATGTCGCTGGCGATTGGACCGTGACGCTTATTGGGGCTGGTGGCACTGCCGCTCTTGCCGATGCAGATGGAGGAGTTTTGGCTATCACTACCGATGGTCTTGATGACGACCAAGTCACTTTGCAGAAAGTTGGTGAATCCTTCCTGATGGAAAGTGGCAAAGAAGCATGGTTTAAGGCCCGTTTTAAAGTGGCCGATGCGACACAGTCAGACTTGCAGATCGGTCTTGTTGTCACTGACACGACTCCTCTTGATGCTACCGACGGCATCTACTTCCAGAAAGACGATGGAGACGCGCTGCTGGATGTTATCTGCCGCAAGAACGCCACTACCGGTAGCACTTCTGCCGCTGGAATCCATACTATAGTAGATAACACCTATCTGTCAGTGGGATGGTATTATGATGGCGTTTCAGAAATTAGTTACTTTGTGAATGATGTCAAAAAAGGAACCTTAACGGCAACATCTGCATATCTCCCGGATACAGAACTAACAGTTTCTATGTCGTATAAGAACGGGGAAGCCGGGGCTATTGCTATGTCAGTGGATTATATTTTTGCGGCTAAAGCGAGGTAGTCAATGATAATCCTGTTTTTAATAGCGATATTTGTGACCTCAACTGCGTTTGCAGAACCTACTACAGTGACTTTCAGCATAACCTCAAGCGCGGTTACATCGGCCCCGAACCTCAGAATAGCCAAGATGAAACCAGCGATGGCACTTGCTCCAATTGCGATGCAAGGAGTAGTGATTGATTCTGTAGAGAATTACTACCTCACCAAAAGTACAGTGGTTACGTTTAATACGCTCAACACCAAATTGCTGAGGGTACAAACCGACCAAGACACCAAGATATATTTTGGTACTGACTTGACAAACTATCTGGTCCATTACAACGGTGTGCCGGACACCTATATTTTCAGGTAGTGAGGGGAGAATAATGTACAAGCCGGGAGATAACCTTGCGATATGCGATTCGTGTGGTCTAAGGTTTTACGGGTCTGAACTGAAAAAGGATTGGTGGGGTTTCATGGTATGTAAAAAGGACTATGAACCCCGTCACCCTCAAGACAGCGTGAAGGTCACAGCGGATAGAATAGTTGTGAATGATGCCCGTCCAGAAGTAACCGACATATTTTTAGAGCCGGGAGATGTGACTCCGGAGGATTTATGACCGTTTCAAATGTCCACACATTCACCCTGACAAGAGACGAACTATTGACCGAGGCGCTTGAACTCACTGCGACTATTGATATCGGTTCGCCTGTTGACAGTGTTGTGATGGAATCGTGCGCCAGGACTATGAATCTATACGCTAAGTCCTGGCAGGCTAAAGGGCTTTTCATTCATACGTATCAGGATGCAATTTTACCTTTGACTATTAATACTCAGTCATATCTATTGGGGCCGGGCGGAACTGCTACCGAATCCGACGGTACTACTCCCATAATCAGACCTCTCAAAATAGTAGATGTACGCCACAAGATAGGAACTATTGAGACTTCTATATCAAAACTCTCCATAAGCGAATACAACGAACTAACCAACAAAGACAGCGCCAGCCAACCCTCACAGTATGCGTATGACCCCCAATTAGACAATTCCCGTCTGTATGTATGGCCGGTCGCCGATAACGCCTCACAGACGTTATTATTTAAATACGAAAAACCAGTTGACGATTTCATAGACGGCGAAGACACAGCTACAATGCCAGCAGATTGGTTACAGTGTTTCACGTTAGGACTTGCGTATCATCTTTCACCAAAGCGCCAAGTGCCATTGTCCGAACAAGCTGCATTGAAAAAACGCTATGATGATGCATTATCTGACCTGGACGATTTTGAGGAAACTTCGATATTCTTCCAGCCGGTGAAGCGGAGATGAAAATAGAACCCGTTATACCACATACAGAACAAATGTCTCGGCTAGGCAAAACTCTTTGGTCTGTACCTAGATTAATAGAATTGTCAAAAAACTTGACAGTAATGGAAATACCTATTGACCATCTAAATGTTTGTAACAGATACGAAAATTTGAGATTGCGAGACATGGTATCGCACATGAAGGCTGTGCAAAATGCAGACCTGTCATACCCGATTATATTAGATGAAGATGGCGAAATCATGGATGGACGCCATAGAATAATGAAAGCGATCCTTGGTGGAGAGAAAACAATAAAGGCCGTCAGGTTTGACACTAACCCGAGCGCGTGTAAGACGGTGGACGATTAATGTTAAAACCACTCCCCATAGGTACAGGCTCAAATCTAGACATTGACCAGACTACGGCGCATGATGGCGCAGGGATAGCGTGGTACAACGTATGGCTTGACCGTGCCTCTGGTATCCACACAATGCCGGGAATTGAACTGTACGACGACACAGAAACTGGTATAGGGTCAAATACTTTTGAGTATTTTTCAGACACGTTCCAAACCCGTATAACTGTTTCTGCTGGTAGGGTGTGGGCGCAGTACTCCCCAGGCGGTGCAAGGATCGAAGTCACCGGCGGCTCACTGAGCATAGGAATACCGCCCACTTTTTGCGAGGACGCATCAAATATCTTTGTTGCGGCTAACTCCGCCATTTACAAAATCAGCGGATCCACTATGACAGCACTGGGCGGTAATTCCCCCACTTCTGTAACTTCGCTATTGTATTACGGAGGATTCATCCTTGCCAATGGCCCGGAGATAGCTGGAGATACAACTTATTCTGACGACAAAGAAAACGATTATGCCCTTTGGGAAGTTTACAACAACGAATCCAAACCAGACAGGCTGCAGACTTTGTTGCTTGTTGACTCGCAATATATATACAACATCGGTCCAAAAACACTTGAAGTTACTTTTACAGGTGGGGATGCGCAGAACCCTTTTGAATTGAACAGAGGCCGTATATCCCCCTTCGGAACAATAGCTAAATATTCCCCTGTTTATGACGGGGAATCGGTTTATTACATATCCGAAATAGCCCAATCAAGAAAGATTATCCAGAACACAGCGGGAACTCCTTCTACTATCTCGTTCCCTGTTGACCTGCCTATCGAGCAGTTTGAACGAGTTGACGATGCTATGGGCTTTGTGATGGCTTTTAAGGGACAAAACTTCTACGTGTTACATTTCCCGACCGCTAATACCACAGTTAATGAGCAGTTTTGGCCTGAAATCACGCTCGCATGGCATATCCAAAAGAAAATGTGGCTGATACTAGCAAAATGGGATGACATAGAGGGTCGGTGGGAAGCATACAGAGGTGGGTCATTCCTTTTTATTGAGCCGTGGAACCTCCGTTTGATAGGTGATGGAAACAGCGGTAAAACTTATCGAATATACGACGATAATACGGTAGATTATGACACTGAGAAAACTTTTCAAATCAGATGGAGAAGCAATAATTCTAAGACTTGGAGTAGTTACCGCACTATATCATTAGGAAAGGCAGGGGAATACATCAGACCGGCTGATATTTGGCAGTTAGGCCAGTACGTCAACCGCCAATATGAAATAGTTTATTCTGATATGACAGATGCAGGGGAAGTATTTAGGGCTTGTATCATCACGGGTAACATAAACCATCAGGCAGATGTGACAAAGCGGAGTAACTACATGAGATTCAACGTCAAGCGCGGCACCAATGAATTTATCATCAACACTATTTCCGAAGATGTGACATTTTTGAACAGATAAAAAGGAGGCATTATGAATTTCGGACAAGCACTAGAATTACTCAAAAAAGGTAAAGCCATAGCGCGTGAAGGGTGGAACGGAAAAGGTATGTTTGTTTACCTTGTGTCGGCCAATAGTTACCCCGCCAGCACAGAAATAGCCAAGAATTATTTTAAAGGCGAGTTGGTACCGTACAACGCATACTTAGCAATCAAAAACGTAGACGAAACTATCAGCACGTGGGTGCCGTCTGTCAACGATGTTTTGGCCGAAGACTGGACTGCTATACCATAATGAGCCGCAGATTTTCTAAAATAATCCCGAAAACAGATCTTGAACTTGAACGGTTCTATATTGATGTTGTGGAAAAGCTACAGGGGACAACAGCATCACTCGAAGAAGTAGATCAGCGATCAACGTATCCAGGCGCTTCAATTACTGCTGAAATAGAACGTGCAATACGCGACATTTACCGGACAGTGGTCGCTCCTATGAGATCACAAATATCTGAGCTGGAACGCAGAATAAACAGTATAGAGAATTCAGCGAGGTTCTAATATGGCAACTTCACCAACACAGTTTTTAAGTAATATAACACTTGGGACAGGCGCCGCAGCAGCTCTTGGTGCTCCTTATGTTGTACCGGCCTCTGTCACTGATAAGTTGTATGAATTTATCTTTTGCAACACTCACACGGCGGCGGTTGGTATTACTATCCATCTTGTCCCTACTGGGGGAAGTGCAACAGCGGCAAACAAGATACTCGACTCGGCTAATTATGTCCTCAATGCCGGGGAAACACGCAGATTCGGACTCGAACAAAGACTGTCCACAGGGGCACAGGTGTTTGGTACTGCTACAGTAGCAAGCGTGGTATCTGTCCATCTGGCAGGCGATAGGGTATCACCATAATGCAAAAGGGATTTAGCTCAGAATTACGACCTTTCAACAGGTCTAGCAATAATGAAACACTTTGGAATGATATAAATATTTCCATTGTGCCGACTTTATCAGCAGCAAATGTTCCCGCGACAATAGCCTTCAATGGTAGTACGTATCTCAAGTGTTTGGCATTTAGCGGTACGATTGCGGCCATAGAGTCTTTGCCTAGCTCCTTAGAAATACTGCACGGCTACAAAGAAGGATCAGACATAAGAGTGCATGTCCACGCTTACCCGACAGATACGACCGTTGCCAATGTGAAGTTACAACTCGCGTATGCATGGTTTAACCGTGATACAACTCCACCGGCTGAAACAGTTATCACTCAGACATACGCCACAAGCGGTATAGCTTGGCAGGAACACACTATAAACTTTATTATTTCACCTACAACCCAGAAAATGGGTAGTCGCTTTGTATTCGCACTGTTTAGAAATTCAGCAGATGCCGCCGTGTGAGTGTTGCAAAAGATAAATTCATACAACTTATCAGTGACAGAGGCCGGTACAACATAAGGAGCACCAAGAGCTGCTGCGGCGCCTGTCCCAAGTGTTATATT